TGCCGTTGCAAGTTTTTGATACAAATTCCCTAGGTGTCATTCGCTGCTTGGAGGCTATCAGAGGCCACCAACCAAAATGCAGGTTTTACAGCGCCGGTAGCAGCGAGGAAATGGGTGATGTAGATTATTCACCACAGGATATTTTGCACCCAATGAAACCCCGCAGCCCATACGGGGCCTCAAAATGCGCCGCGCATCATGTGGTAAAAGTATACAGAGAATCTTATGATATGTTTGCCGTGCATGGTCTATTATTTAACCATGAAGGAACCAAGCGCGGAGAAGAATTCGTAACAAGAAAAATTACAAAAGGAGTGGCCAGAATCAAACATGGTTTAGAAAACAATTTGCACATAGAGCCCATTGAACTTGGCAATATATATTCGAAAAGAGATTGGAGCGATAGTGAGGATTTTGTCGAGGGCGTTTGGCTAATGTTAAACCAAGACAAGCCTAAAGATTATGTTTTAGCAAGCGGGGAAACCCATACCATCAAAGAATTTATTCAGAAAGCCTTCCGATACGCTAGCATTAGCGGATGCTGGTCAGAAGTGGAAGGTGACCCGCTGCTTTCCAAATTTTATTTGAATGACGAAAACGCCACCCCTTTGGTCAAAATAAATCCAAAATTTTACAGGCCCGCAGAAATAGATGTGCTTTGGGGAGACCCCACCGCAGCCAAGGAAGAGCTAGGGTGGAGGCCAAAAGTTTCATTTGACGAACTAGTTAAAAAGATGGTAGAGTGGGATATTGAAAACTTCTAATAAAAAACTAACCGCGCACAAAAAGTGTCAATTTTTAGTTAAGAAATTTTGTGTTTTGCCCATCAATTGGGCCAGTCAAATTAAGATAGCTCAGACCCTTCTCAAAAAACACCCGGATTTTGAGCTATGGAGGAACTTGGACCCTATCCAACTTAAGAATTTGGCTTTCTTCTTGACAGAGGATGGGAAATCGTTTCTGTTTGTTCAACGTAAAAAATCTGAACTCAAACTTAAACGGCCTAACAAAACTGTTTTGGAAAAGGAGAAGATAGGTGAAGACTACGTCCTTAAGCCCAAGGACAAGAAGAAAAAATATTTTTTGACTTTCAAAACTTATAAATAAAAAAATTTAAAAATGCCCAGAAAAAAAATCAAAGCCAAAGAAGGTTCCCAAAGCCAAATGAAGGGGCTTTTAGATCAATACTCCGATGATCATTATAATTTCAAAGAAGACGTTTACTATAAGGTCTCTACAGGAAGCTTGATCTTAGACATAAGGACCAATGGAGGTATCATGCCCGGGCTCCATAGGTTTTGTGGAATCAACGAGGGAGGAAAAACCTCCGAAGCGTTAGAAATTATTAAGAACGCCGTAAATTCCGTAGAAGATTGTAAAGGATTATATGTCAAAGCTGAAGGCAGACTAGACCCCGAAATGGAAAGCAGATCCGGTATTAAATTTGTTAAGGACGCGGAAGAATGGGAGGTTGGGAACTGTTTCGTTTTAGAATCGAATGTTTATGAAACTGTTTTCAAAATAATAAAAACATTAGTAAAAGATAACCCCGAAAAAATAAAATATTGCATTGTCATAGACAGCATGGACAGCCTTATTCCAAAGGGGGATTTGGAAAAAGATTTTGATGAAGCCCATAAGGTTGCTGGCGGCGCACTGCTCGCCTCTAAAATCATGCAGCGCATATCACTAGACATGAGCAAGGGGGGGCACATCATGATCTTGGTCAGTCAAGTTAGATCTGACATTCAAATAGACCCTTATGCTAAAAAGGTGGTGAAGACCACTAGCGCATCAGGGGGCAACGCCTTGCTTCATTATGCAAATTTCATTTTTGAGTTTGAAGGAAGATACAATAAAGATCTTATCCTTGAAAAGCCCGACCAAAGATACGACGAACAAAAAAATAAAATCATAGGACACGAGGTGAAAATACGCATCAAAAAGTCCCCTAACGAAAAAACAAATACATTAGTAACATACCCCGTTAAATATTACAGGAAAGATGGAACCAGTATTTGGAAAGAGCGGGAGATAAGGGACTTGATGTTCGAGTATGGTCATTTTAGCAAATCCGGAGCTTGGGCCAGCGTCGATGAAAGCGTCATAGAAGAAATGAAAAAGATCGGAGTAGAATGCCCAGCAAAGTTCCAAGGAAGAGAATCTATACTAAAGTTTATGGAAGAAAACCCCAAGTTTATTGACTATTGGTACAAAAAATTCAGAGAAGTTTTAACATGATGTTAAAACTCTACAATTTGACCGGGAGGCTGGTGTCTAAGAATGTCACAAAATATTTAGTAGACTGGGATAAGCCCTGTAGATCTAAAATCCAATTCGAAGTCAAACAATTTTTAAAACCATTTTGGCAATACCAAATAGTTTACGAGGAGTTCCCCGTTTATGGTTCTAGGATGTCGGTTGACATATTAAACTTTACTAAAAAAATAGCCATAGAAGTAAACGGCCCACAGCACAGGAAATTTAATGCTTTTTTTCATAATAACTCAAAAGCTAAATACCTAGAATCAATAAAAAGGGATTGGGCAAAAACCGAATGGCTTGAGAAAAACAAGATCGTACTTGTGGAGATAGAGGACAAGGAGATAGAGGGCCTGTCCGTTGACTTCATCAAGAACAAATTTGGAGTATCAATCATTTAGCCTTGCGCTTCTTGATCTTTTAGTCTATCTTCCGTCCATGGAGATTTATTCACTTCAAGTAGAAAAACACGTATTGGGAGGGCTGATCAAGCATCCTGATATTTTTCCTGATGTTGAGTTGTTTCTGACTGAAGAGCATTTTTATTCTCCTGTTCACGGAACTATTTATTTAGTAATAAAATCTTCCTTGTTGGACGGAGAAAGGATTGATAAAGTTTTAATTGCAAATAAAATAAAAAATCTAGGAGTGACCTTCAAGGACGAAATAAACATTTTTGATTATGTTGATAATTTAGGATTTACTCAAATCACAGAACAAGCCGCCCTTAAGGCAGCTATGGAGCTTCACAAAATTAAAATGAGAAGAGACTTGCGCGGCACTCTTTCAGAAGCCATTGAGACAGTAGAGAAGAATGGCAATCTTTGCTTTGATGATATAATTTCTGATGTAGACAGCTGCCTAAACGATGAAATACAAAAGTACGGCTTCGAAAGCGAACCGGAAAATCTATTCGAAGGCATGGAAGAGTTAGTAGAGGAGGCCGGGAATAATCCGACGAAAGAGTTCGGCTTTAAAACATCATTTCCCGAATTTAACAGGTTATACGGAGGATTAAGACCCGGAAACATTTATGCATTTGTAGCGAGGCCCGGACAGGGCAAGACAACTTTTTTAAATCACTTAGCCTTTCATACATCCCTCGCCAATAACCCCCGCCCAAAGGTTTTGGTTCTAGATACGGAAATGTCTTCAACAGAATTAAAATTTAGAATGATTTCATCTTTGACTGGCGTTCCTGTTTGGCACCTCGAAACCGGGAACTGGAGAAAAAATGCAGATTTTTTAAAAAAGGTAAGAGATGCTTGGGGAGATGTGAAAAAATATGAATATTATCATTATCATGTAGGAAACAAAAGTATAGATCAAGTTGCTTCACTCATAAGAAGGTGGTATTTCAAATATTGCGAGAGAGGCAATCCCTGCATTATCGTTTATGATTATGTTAAGCTAACTGGAGAAAGCGTTGGGAGGAATTGGGCGGAGCATCAAGCCATCGGAGATAAGATTGACAAACTTAAAAAGATCTCAGAAGAACTCAACGCGGTTATGCTAACATCAATGCAACTTAACAGATCTGGAGAGAGCTTCGGCAGAAATTCAGCGAACATAACTGATGATAGCTCTGCTATATCTTTGTCGGATAGGCTACAATGGTTTGCTTCATTTGTCGGTATATTCAGAAGGAAAACTATTGACGAAATTGCGCTTGATGGAGAGCAGTTTGGAACCCACAAGTTGATCCCCCTTAAAACTAGGTTCCAAGGTGAAGATGCTGCTGGCCACCAAGACTTATTGCAAAGAAATATAGATGGCAGATTGTCGTATATGAATAATTTTGTGAATTACTCAATAGAAAATTTTGCAGTAAATGAGAGAGGGTCATTAAGAGATGTGATTACCCACGAGAATGCCAATCACGAAATCGATGATGGAACGGCGGATCACGCCCACCTCGCTTTATAATCAGAATGGATTACATAAAAGACATTCTTACCGAAATTGGGTATAATTTGCAAGACTATGGCAAAGAATATAGAGCAAGACCCCTATACAGAGAATCGAACAATGAAACTATTCTTACTATAGAAAAATCTACCGGAAAGTGGTATGACTTTAAAGATGGCAAGGGCGGATCTTTCGAAGAATTGGTCAAAATTAGCTTAGATTTAAAATCCATCAATGACGCTAAGAGCTACCTAAAAGAAAAAAACGTTTCTAGTACAAGAAAACCCACCTCTAGACCGGAGGTCAAAGGCCCCAGAATTTTTTCCTCAGAAATACTAAACCAAATGCTTCCCCTTCATGATTATTGGGTAGATAGAGGGATCAGCTTGCGCGTAGTCAGGGAGTTCGGTGGCGGCGTTATTAAAGAAGGGAGAATGAAAGACAGGTATGTTTTCCCCATATTTAATTCCAAAAAGAACTTGATTGGTTTATCAGGAAGGTGTATACTAGAGAACAGAAAACAGTCTCGACCCAAATGGAAACACCTTGGAGATAAAGGCTTTTGGAGATTCCCGCTGCAGTTAAATTATCATGAAATAAAAGCAGAAAAAGAACTATTTTTAATTGAGAGCATTGGAGACGCCTTATCTCTATGGGCGGCTGGAATCAAAAACTTTATTGTTATTTTTGGACTAGACGCGAGTGTTCCGCTTTTGAATTCTCTTATTAAAATAGATCCAAATAAAATTTATATTTCATTGAACAACGACTCAAACAACAATAGTGCCGGTAATCTAGCAGCTGAAAAATTAGAAAGAAAATTAAAAAAATATTTTGATCCCGATCAAGTTGGAATCAGACTGCCCCCAAAAAACGACTTTGGAGAAATGACTAGAGAAGAAATACTAGACTGGAAGGAGCAACTAGATGCCTAGAAAGAAAAAAAAGAAAAACTTTTTATCCGCCTCAAGAATGAAAACTCTTGATACCTGTTCTTGGCTTTATTGGGTTAAATATAACTTGCGGCTCCCAGATATTACAAATGAGGGAGCCTTGCGCGGTACTATATGTCATAATGTTTTCGAGCTTTTACTTAAACCGCGTCATAAGAAATATTTTTTGAGCGTCATGAAAGATAGGGGAATAAAATCTACCCCAGCGGTCAATAGAATGGTAGTAAAATTCCTCAAGAAGCACGAAGTCTTTACGGAGGAAAATTATGACCTATGCAGCAATATGATTTTTGTTGGATTGGATAATGATTTTTTTGGTAAGGATGACCTGATCTATGGTAAAGAGGCCCACATAGAAACACCTGAGTATGCTTTCGAAATTGAAAGCAAAAGTCCAAGATACAACATAAGAGGGTACATGGACAAGCCAATCGAATACAAAAAAAGTAAAATTGTCAGGATCGTAGATTATAAATCCAGTAAACAGAAATTCAAAGGAGAAGAGCTACAAAGTAACATCCAAGCAATGGTGTATTCATTAGCCGCCTTGAAGATATGGCCCAAATTAAAACCTCGTATAGAATTTTTATTTTTAAAATTTCCAAAGCAGCCTGTGCAAGCCCTAGAGTTCACAAAAGACGAACTAAAGGGCTTTGAATTTCATTTAGAACAAGTCCAAAAAGTCATAGATAACTTCAATGAAGATTCTGCACGTACAAATTTCGCGATAGACGGAGGGTGGGCGACTAAATGGATGTGCGGCCCAACAAAGAGCGGTTGGGAATGCCCATACAAAAATAAATTAACCTATTACGCTCTAAAAGACGAGGATGGGAATATAATTAAAACCTCGTTTGATAATGATTTTTCGCCCTCGAAAGAAGAAACTGTAGAAAAAATAGAATATCAAGGATGCCCTAAATTTCAAAAAAAGAAAGACCGCTTTAGCCTTAAATGAAAATTGTCCCTTTATTTAAAACTCACTACTCGTTAGGAAGGAGTATCTTGACTTTAGAAAATCCAGACTCCTGTATCGAGAGAGGTCCACGTTCAGTGATTAGTTTAGCCTCAGAGAGTAATCTTGAAGATGTTTTTCTCGTGGAAGATAATATGAGCAGTTTTCTTCAGGCTTACACTAATCTCAGCGAAGCTAAATTAAACCTCAGGTATGGAGTAAGGTTGACTTTTTGTCCCAACCTAGAAGATAAATCAGAAGAGAGCAGGAGTAAAAGCTGTAAGTATATAATCTTCGCCAAGAACGAAGGTGGATATAAAAAGCTCATCAAAATGTATAGTATAGCAGCAAAGAAAGGATTTTACTATGTCC